AACCAATCTGGACCTTTTTAGAAGGATATATATTATGGTTGCAATTGCACCCATTGATTTGGTTGATGCCGAATCAACACCCGTCACTCATACGTTCAATCCAATCCAGACGAACCCTCCGACCTACCGTGAAAACGGCGGAACGAGTTCTTCGTCTATTGGTGAATCTGAACTTACTATGAGTATACGTCGTGCTGATCGGACAAATCAATCGATCCACAAGGCTCGTATAACACTACGGGTCCCAATCATGGAGGTCGCTACCGGGACGACTTCTGGCGGTTACGACGCCCCTCCTGCCGTTGCGTATTACTTGCAAGCAAACGTAGAAATGCTTTTGCCTGCTCGTAGTACTGCACAGCAACGTGAGAACATTAGAACAATGATGGTTGACCTCTTGGCTGATAACCAAGTGACCAGTCTCGTTGATTCTCTTGAATCTCCGTACTAGTAATCTAGTGAAGGAACTCGTATATGTCAACTAAGTTGCATTTTGATAGCCCTTTTTCCTTTCGGAAGAGTTTAGCTATCATCCGTCATGTCGTCCAAGAACTTGGGTATCCTTTCGATGTCCGTGAGGACCTCGAGGGGAACCTGTCTCAGAGCTTACCAATATCAGATTTTTCTGATCCCAGTATGCTATGGCGTCATCAACAGTGTCTAGCGTTATTCAAAAAGAATAACGCTTTTCCACCAGTTGTTGACACCACTGAGGCAGCTTTATCTAAGTTCCTGGAGTCCGAAGATAAGTGCCGTCAGACCAATGTCAGGCTTCGAGATAAAGTCTCTCTTAGAACGTTAGAACGTTTTAAGGGCGCTAGCCTCATTTTCGAGGTGTCGCGTAAAATAGACCATATCTTGGGTCCTGTCCCTGATCTTTCAGAACTTGACTTCGGCTTCGGCCCCGGAGCGAACGTCGGATTGAGTAGATTTACATCTATAAGGAGGAAACTTTCCTCCCCTTTTCCGTCGTTAACGACAAACGCCTGGAGATTCTTAGAATTCTTTCAGGCAGAGTTCCCATTTTGGACGAATTTAATGGCCTCTCGGCCTGTCCAAGGTGGCAAACTCACGTTTGTCCCCAAATCGTCTATGATCGATCGTCCCATCGTAGTTGAGCCTCTGATAAACTCCTTTGCCCAAAAGGGCATCGGGAGTTATATCAGGTCAAAACTACGCCGCTTCGGTTGTGATCTCACCGACCAAGCCGCTAATCAGCGTCTTGCTCGGCAAGGGTCCATAACTGGAGAGTACGCGACGATTGACTTGGAGAGTGCCTCAGATACCATCTCTTATGAGTTGGTGAAGGCGCTTCTCCCCCCGGCGTGGTTCGACCTTTTATGTGAATGCCGGAGCCCATCCTATAGGCTTCCCTGTGGTGATTTTATCACTCCAGAGAAGTTCTCTAGTATGGGGAACGGTTACACATTCGAGCTCGAGTCGCTTATCTTCTTTGCTCTTTCCTCAGTAATATGCGGAAAGTCCATATTCTCTGTTTACGGTGATGATATTATTATCCCCACCGATAAATTTGAGACTATGCACGATTGCCTTTCTCAGTTTGGCTTCTCTCTCAATTTAGAGAAGTCTTTCTGGTCAGGTCAGTTTCGTGAAAGTTGCGGGGCAGACTATTTGGGAGGTGTTAGTGTGAGACCTTGTTATCTGAAAAACAACTTTTCTATAAAAGAGCTATTCAGATTTCATAACTACTTCGTTAGAAGCGGTTATGACGAGATTGCACTCAGTCTCTTAAAGTTTATCCCCAAACGTTTCCGGTTTTTCGGTCCGGATGGATTCGGTGACGGCCACCTTATTGGTGACCATCCCCGCCTCCGTTCGGCCCGTCATAAGCGGAACGGCTGGTCAGGATATACTTTTGAGACTTTCGTTTCCCGCCCTCTAGTCAGGAATGAACCCCTGAATGGAGATTACACTGCTTTCCTGTATCTTAATACAGAGAAGCCTCCCAGCGACCTCTGCCTATATGGCACGCCGTCTGAGAGTCCTCAGGCTTCAACTTCTCTCTATTATGAGAGGAATTTGAACCCTGAGAAAGTGTATAAGCGGAAACGAATATACACCTTCGGTTAACCTTTCGGTTGACTCTCCCCCATATAGGGGGATGGGCGTG